TAAACAAAGCTATAAAAATTATTTTAATTATACAAGTTTGTGTCAAAAAAAAAATAAATTATAAATAAAACATAATCATAAAGAAAATAATAGATTAACACGAATGAAATTAAGAGAATAAAAATAGTCAGATTTTTGTTTTCTACCCACATAAAATCAAGTGTTTCATAAAGGTCAATAAAAAAAAATCCCAAAATGAATAATACTAATAAAAAAAATAGTGTTATCATCTAATTAGTTTTAGGGTTTTAGTTGAATTATTATCTGTGATTATTTATAGATAATAAATACCTGATGTAAGTTTTATATCTAACACATATAACAAATTGATACCTTGTATTATTTTAATTTCTTTTGGGTAAACCACAGACCTCTTAAAATCTTTGAGAATTTAGTTGAAGTGTATATTGAGAATTATGAATTTAGCAAAACAAATGTTTGTACTATTATTTTTAATATTTATATGTTGTGGATATTTTCCTTTTACCATATTTTTTTTCCATTAATTGTTGATGAAGTTCCCAGTTTATAATTGATTCATTCACCTCATCATCTTTTGCCATATCATATAATTTACTAACTTTTCTTAATAACTGATCAGCAACTCTGTTAAATTTTTTACATTCGTCTTTAAAAAACTTGATTGGATTTTTTTCGTATCGTGTTGTAAAGTTCAAAAAGTTTTTTCTAACCTCATTAACTTTAGATAATGCAATTGCCTCATCTTTCATAAAATCAGGTAAAATTCCCATTTGCTGACCAAACTCAATAAAATTATCAGTTCCTTTCGATGTCATATCCAAAAAGAATTGCATTCTTGTGTTAACAATTGATATGTAGACTATCTCCAAAACTCGTTTAATTTTTTCATCATCGGTCATTTCACTTGGGTCTTCGTCAATGTGTTCTAATAGTGCATCAACTCTGAACATTTGATCTTTCAATTCAGAAATAAAATGTTCAAATGTGAAATTTTTGATTCCAACAAGTTCTTTATAAACTCTTTCATTTTTCAGAAAATTTTCGAAATTTTTCTTTGTTACATTCAATGATTTCATTTGTGATGCAATTTCCGTTGTTCTTACTAAGTTTTCTGCAACAGCAACAAAATACATGTTTCTAAAAAAAACATGATCAATTATTGGTATTCCGAAACTATCTTTGTGTTGTGTTGCTTGATATTCTGCGTCATGACCAACCATAGCTGTTGGTCTAACTTGTTTGTCATACATATGTTTTATTTCGTGTGCTAAAGATGCCGTTTGTTCTACTTTATGATTTTGAAAAAATTCATATAACTCGTTTGGTTCCCAATCTTCTGAGACTGCAAAGGTAATTGACATGTGTAACTCGGTAGATGGTTCTGTTACTTTTTTAAGTAATGTTCTGTCGAATGCAAAATTCGTTCCAACTGTCATCGAGATTACTTGAGGTTTTTCATTGTAATTTTCAAATGTTTCTGTAATGACTGTCAATTCGTATGAAGTTATTTTTTTCTTTTTTTTATCTCCAATCTCAAAGTCAAGGTTACCTGTAAATTCATACTCTTCTTCTTTTTCCGTAATCGATTTTAAATTGGTTAAAATCTGATCATATAATTTTTCACCCGAATCTAAAATAGATTGTGGTACCCCTAATGCCTCTTTTAAAAAAACTTTGGAAATAAAACTTGCTTGATTTTGTGATATAACAACTTTTTTCATACTATTATAAATATCTTAAAATAAAAAAGGTGAACTGATTCACCTTTTCTACAAGGTCGTCCAAAATGGATCGACTCCACCACTTTGTTTTTAACTCAAACAAAGAAACTAAACTGTAACAAGAGCTTCGATTTTACTTCTAACTTGTTCATTCAAATTGAGTTCTAAAACTTTTGTAACAATTACAGAATCATTCAAAACTTTAGAGGGTATGTGAACATAGAAAGTTTCCCCGTTGAAAAAAGTTAAATCTTCCTTAAGTTCAACACTTGCGTGTACCATTTTCAAAAATAACTTAAACTGTGTTTGATCAACAAATGTTTCGTTGATTAAATCTCCAAACTTTTCATTCATTATTTTTATGTTGTATCCTGTCTTATTCATATAACAAAGGTAATTGAAAATTCTGAAATAAAAAACTATTTATGAACATTTTTTTAAGTTAAAAACCAATTTCTTCTTCCCAAATTTTATTAAGGGTTTCTTCACTAATTCTTTGATCAAGGTTAGGATAACGATTTATTAATATTTTAACAAATCTGATTCTGTCTTTAGCGAGTTTAGGATTAAAAGTGACTTCAATTAAGGAATCACTCAAGTGTGAATTAACCACAATGTTTAAGGATATTGTTCTCATAAAACAAAGATACAAAAATTATTTCAATATTTTTTCAATAATTTTAATTAAATCTTCATTTTTTTCATCCAAGGGCATTTTATTTTTGTAAAAATACTTACATTCTGTATGTTCATACCCATCTTTAGCGTTTTCTAAATCAGGTAAAAATTCATCGTCCTCACTTTCTAAAAGATAAACGTAAACAATACCTCTTTTAGTTTTCGATTCTTTTGTATATTTGTTGATGAATCCGACTAGTTTCAAATCATCATCTATTTTTAAATTTGTTTCTTCGAAAAATTCTCTATGAGCAGCATTTATTGGGGTTTCATCTCTTTCAATACCTCCCATAGGAATTGACCATTTCCTTTCAAAATTTTGATTTGGCGCCCTTTTACATAGTAAAACTTGATTTCCTTTTTTTACAAGAACACCCGAAGATCTTTTAAATGTTTTCATGATATATTTATAAATATGAGAGTAATGATAAACAATAACTTTTATAACGTGAAATGTTTGATTTCACAAAAAGATATTAATTCAGGAATGATGGGTAAAAAGTTTGATCACAATTTTGATGGTTTACTTTTTATGATGGGTGAAGGTACTCACAATTTTTGGATGAAAAATTGTATCACTCCTTTGGATATTATTTTTATAAAAAACGATCGAATATCAAAAATACACCATGATTGTAAACCTTGTAATAAATCAGATAGTAATAATTGTCCTCGATTCAAAGGAGATGGTAATTTAGTTTTAGAATTACCATCTGGTGATTGTAAAAAATATAACTTAAGTGAAGGGGACGAAATTCTAATTAAGTACTAAACCCTTTTGAGTCGAATCCAAGATGAAAGAGGCAACTCTACCCCGAGCAATTTCACAATACTTTTGAGATAGTTCAATACCTAACCATTTACGACCTAATATCTGAGCCGCAACCAATGTAGTTCCTGACCCGACAAATGGATCCAGAATTATATCGTTCTTATATGATAATATTTTGATTGCTTTGGTCGGGATTTCCATTGAGAAGGTTGCTTTAGTAAGAGATTTAGTGTCAGCAAAATAATTCCACTGACCAAACACAAGTTCCATGAACTCTTTTTTATCGTTTTCACTATAAACCATCTTATTTCGTTTACTACCATCCTCGTTTTCGATTTCAGTCAATTCACCTGTCCATTCAGGTTGTCCTTTTACTTTTTTAATGTGTTTGTTTTTGTATGCCAATATTACACACTCCTTTGGGTTATAAATATAAGGTGATGATGGGCTCATCCAAGAACCCCAAGCTGTGGTCTTACTTCTATGTGGTGATTGTTCTTCTAAATCAACAATACCAAAGAACCCATAACCAATCTCTTTCATAATTTGCCACATCTCTGAAACAAAAAAGATACGACCACCTTTCTTTTGACGATTGATCTCATAAGGGATGTTAAGGGCAATTCTTCCATCGTCCTTCAGAACTCTATATGTTTCACTCAACCATGATTTAGCAAACTCAAGATAGTCGTTGAAGTCAATGTTGTCCTCATAAACATCATAATCTATTCCTACTCCGTATGGAGGTGATGTAACAACCAAATCTACAGATCCTTCAGAGAGTGTTTTCATAACCTCAATACAATCGCCATTTATTATTTTTCCTGTTTCAATCATTTTTAAAATATTATTTTTATTAATTCTATTACAAATGCCCAAGTCGATACCAAAATACCAACAGCAATACAAACAGCAATTATTCTGTAAATTGTTTGATCACTTTTTTTTAACTTCCTTCTAAAGTAGTTCGGATCATATTTCCAACTCATAGTGCCTGTGTTAACATTTGAGCAACTTTATATCCTGTGTAAGCACCTGCTGCAGCTGAACCAGGAAGTACAATAAATTTTCCCAACATGGTTTCGTATTTTTTTCTATTTACAATATAAGAAATTAGAATGTAATAAACAATATAATTTATTAAAACTAAAAAGTCCAGTTCTTTTGCAACGAATACAACTATAGAATTTCCTAAAAATCCCCAAATAAAATTAATGAGAGTTTCTCTCATCAACTCGTTTGGTGTTGTGATCGCGTCTAAGACACTGATCTCTCTATCAAGACCTGTTTTTTTCGAGTGTTTCGATGTGGTGTTGGAGGTACCATAACGCTTTTCTGAGATCCTCGAGTTCTTTATCTTTCCCTTTTTTTCCTGCACGACTAATATATTTTACTGTATTTCCTAAACTAAAACCTAAATCCCAAGCATCAATAACCTTGATTGCTTCGTAATGATTGTCTTTCCCTCCATAATGTAGAGGATGATTAACGTGTTCCATTATTCCGCCTTATCTTGTTTATATTCATTCAACAACTCATCGTTACTCATTGTTCCGTACTTTCCTTCTATTGTTTTTGTATCAACATATGTGTTCATCATGTTTTTCACTTCGTAGATTTGATGAGTGGTATCCAATGATTTAACTATCTCACAAATGATTTTGTATGGATCTGCGTTGGACCCTGGTCTACGATCCTCTAAATAACCTTTCCATTCTTTAGCAGTGTCCTGAGGAACACGAATAGAAGCTCCACGATCAGATACACCCCAACTAAACTTATCAATTGATTGTGTTTCATATTCCCCTGTAAGTCTTAAATGATTTTGTGATCCATAGGCTTTGATGTGATTGTCATGTCTTGATTCAAATGCGTTGAAAAGTGCCATGAAATATTTCTCGTTTCCTTCATTTCTCATCTTGTCAGTTGAGAAGTTTGTATGCAGACCTGATCCATTCCATTCACCGTGAGTCAGTGGTTTTGGGTGTAGTTCAATGTGGTAATTATATTTTTCGGCAACTTTGTAAAGTAAATACCTTGTCATCCAAAGATCATCTCCTCCTTTATGTTTACCTTCTGAAAAAACTTGATATTCCCATTGACCTAATGCAACCTCAGCGTTTATACCTGTGATATTAATTCCATAGTTCAAACACGCGCCCAAATGTTCCTCCACAAATGAACGACCCACCACATTATGTCCAACTCCACAATAGTATTCACCTTGTCCTTTTAGAATATTTCTTTTGTGTCCCAAAATATTTCCGTTGATTTCTTCACGAATGAAATATTCTTGTTCAAAACCAAACCAAAGATCTTCGAATCCTTCACCTACTTTGCATCTTTTATTTGATTCATGGGGTGTCCCATCAGAATTCAATACCTCACATAAAACATATACAGTAGATTGCATGTCTTTAACATAATGTCTAACAGGTTTTAACAAAAGATCTGAGTTCCCGGTTTCGGCTTGGTTAGTTGATGATCCATCGAAGTTCCATATTGGGAAGTTTCCATCCAAAAATGCATTTCCAACTTTATCATATTCGACAATTTTAACCTTACTTCTGAGGTTTGGTTCTGGTTTATATCCGTCCAACCAAACATATTCCAATTTAATTTTCATTTTATTTTATTTATGAGATTTATTATTTCTTCTTCTGATTTTCCTTCATTAAATAACCTATAAACTTGGCGTGAAAAATCGTCAGTACAAATAACTGCATCGGCGTCCAAATATTTCATAAGGTTGTTGAGATTAATAAGTATGTTTTCTTTTTTGAGGAGTCTTTTATTGAAACCCATCTGTTAAATCTTGTTTTGTTTTGTGAAACTCTTCTAATCTTTTTTGTTGGTTGATATATGAAATAAGTCTTCTTTTAAATAAAGGTAGTAGAGTCTCATCAATTGGAAATGATCCTGTACAAACCATTTCAAAGACTGGACTTTCTTTTACTTCTTTATCATCCATTGTGGAAAATGTAGATATAATTTTTGGTATAGTCAATCCACTTAAAGATTCATTGTAAATTAAATTTGATATTGTTTTTGATTCAGGAGATCCTTTAGCTGCAGGTTTTATATTGTATTCCCACAAATAAAATTTATTGTCAAACTTATTATTGTAATAAAAGAATCCCTTTTTAGATTGTGAATTTTTTTTGTTTTTTTTCAACTTCATTTCAAGTGAATCAAAAACTAATGTCCATACAGATTTTGCAAAATTGAAGTACTCCATGATTCGAGGTGCTGAGTAAGACAAGATTTTAACAAACTCTACGTACTCCTCCTCTGACATTTGAGGAATGTCTTTTACTTTAAGATCTTTCACAAGTAACTCGTCGTCAATTGAATCTAATTTCTTATCCGTGTAGATAATTTTTCTTTCCTTCATTAATGTTTGAAGGTTCATCAAGTGTAATGATAATTCTATAAATCCTGGATATAACTCTAAGTTGTCGAGTTTTTCGCCCATTTTTTGAAAATACGATAATAACTTATATTCTTTATGCTCTCTATCGATTGGTTTTTCGAACATCCAATCGGTATCCATCAAAAATTTTATTTTCTTTTTCCTTGCCATTCATAAAAAACATAATATAAAACATAAAACAAATAAAGTCCTAAGAGACTCTCATTACGTAATACGTAGTTCCGTTTATATCATATGTGTCGTAATCACCATCGTAAGAGTTAAGTATTGATCCATATCCATCTGAACTAACTACCGTATTTACAATACTATCAGTGTCAATAAAATCCAAAATAAAGGTTTTTTCATAACCGTAGCGACTTTTT